AGTGCTTACGCCTTAACTCAACCTCATTCTCCAAAACAACTTTCTGTATTTGCTAATTTTATGAATCAGCAGTTTACTAATCGTCAATCCCAGGAATGGTCTGAGAATATGTACCAGAGGCAATTTGATGACAATGTTCGTTTTTGGGAGAAACAGAACGAATATAATTCTCCTGAAATGCAAATGCATCGTTTAAGGTCTGCTGGTCTTAATCCTAATCTTGTTTATGGTAATGGTTCCGCTGTTAATACTGCCGGTCCTATAAAGTCTCCTGAGGTCCAAAAGCCTAATTTTGACTTTACACCTGATTCTTCTATTGCTGATGTTGCTGGTAATGCTTGGCAGGGTGCTTTAATGCGTGAAACTCGTGAGTTGCAAAATGATAATCTTCGTGTTCAGAATGATAACTTGGTGCTTGATGGTGTTATTAAAACTAATCTTGGTAAGTCGTCGTTAACTGACGCGGAGCGTAAACAGTTTGATCTTGATTATATCCGTAAGGTTGAGGATCTTAATATTGGTACTGCGGAAGAAAAGTTGCGTGGTATTAAAACTGGTACTGATCTGTCTATCCTTAAAGATGCTCGTGAGGCTACTGCCCTGGCTGGTTCGTTAAAGGAAGGTCTTCAACGTATGGCTGAATCTCGTCAGCGTGTTGCTCATTCTAAAGAGGAGGTTAACCGTATTCGTCAAAGTACTAATTTGATATTGGAACAGATTGAGAAGGAGCATTTAGAAAATGATCTTCGTCGTGAGGGTTTTAATCCTGGTGATCCTGCTTGGCAGCGTGTTATGATGCGTTTGCTTATTAATGTTGCTGAGGGTAAGTTAGAAAAGCCTTCTGGAATGTCCATGTTAAAGTGGCTCATGACTGATTAATTTTCACTTTTTTTAAAAAAAAGTTGCACCGTATTATTTAATCCTTTATCTTTGTATCAAGGTTGTTGTAAGAGTGGTATTAAGTCCACTACGACGAGTGAATACATTAAAAATAGATGTGAGCCTATCTATTGCCTTTGTTCATTGACATGTTGGTTTGAAGTTCCACTGGATTGTTCCACGTGGAACTTTTTTTTATTATTTTTTCACAATCTAAATTTTAATTTTATGCCTAAGAAAAAAGGTAGTTATCGTATTATTGAAGTTCTTAGTATTCCTGGTGATACTGGTATTTCTGTCGAGGGTTGCGGTACGTTTTTTGCCGGTCTTACTAAAAAGGAAGATGGTAAGCCAGGAGTTGTTACTCATCAGGTCTCGGCTGCTGTATTCAATTATTCTGATCATTCTGTTCAGGCTTTTGATGCTGTTATTGCTATGCTTGAATTTAATGGTTTTCAATTTGTAATTCATCATTTTTAAATTTATTGTTATGGGTTTCAGAAAAAAGCGTTACGGCAAAGGTCGTCGTAATAATCAGACTAAAAAATATATTTCACGTGGCGGTATTCGCCTTTAATTCCAATTTTTATGCGTAATAAAAAAGGTAGAAAAGACAATATCTTTGTAGATATGCCTTCTCCCAGTTTACCTTCTAATCAGTTCGATTTGACGAGGTGTGTTACTACTTCGTTTAATATGGGTCCGTTGATCCCTGTCAATTGGTTTGAGGTATTACCCGGTGATACTCTTACTATGTCTGACGAAAATTTATTTCGTTTGGCTCCTATGGTTGCTCCTGTTATGCACGATGTGCATGTTACTGTTCATGCCTGGTTTACTCCTTATCGCCTTCTTTGGGATGGTTTTGAGGATATGATTACTGGTAAAAATCCTGATCGTGTTCATCCTTTTGTTAATGTTTCTAATATTGGTTTGAAGTCTATACCAAATTATATGGGCTTTCCTCTTGGTGATTTAACAGATCCTGAACCCGTTACTCCGTTTCCTGTTGCTGCTTATGCCCTCATCTATGATGAATGGTATAGAGATCAAAACTTTTGTGAGGAGAAGTTTATTCCTTTGGTAGATGGTCTTAATGATGATTATCTTGTTTTGTTTGATGAAACTCCGTTTAAACGTGCTTGGATGCACGATGAGTTTACCAGTGCTTTACCTGAGGCTCAGCAAGGTACGCCAGTTTCTATTCCTTTAGTTGTTCAGGATAATGTTCCTGTTCTTTATGTGAACCGCCCTGGGGGTGATAATCAAAACACCGGTTCTTGGGTGTTTTCTAATAATGTTCCTGCCACTTCTGGTGATCCTGTTTTGGCTACTACTGGTCCTTCTCCTTTGGTTGCTGGTTCCACTGTTGATGGTGAATATGTTGCATATAATCCTCAAGGTACTTTGGTTGTTGATATTCAAGCGGATGCTGCTGATATATCCGATTTTCGTGCTGCTTGGGCTGTCCAGTCTTTGCTTGAACGTATGATGCGTGGTGGTGCTCGTTATACTGAAATGTTGCAGGCTGTTTGGGGAGTATCTCCGTCTGATTCTCGTTTGCAGCGTCCGGAATATATTGGTGGTAGTAAGGCTCGTGTTGTGTTTTCTCAGGTTTTGGCTACCGCTTCTAATCTTGATCCCGATGACGGCAATCCTATTGGCGAAATGGCTGGTCATGGTGTTTGTGTATCTGGTGGCGGTCGTTATACTTATACTGCCCAGGAGTATGGTTGTGTTATCTTTATTGTTAATATGCAGCCTGTCACTTCTTATCAGCAAGGTTTACATCGTTCCTGGTCGCGTTTGGATAGGTTTGATTATCCGTTTCCTGATTTGGCTAATATTGGTGAACAGCCTTTGCTTAATAAACAGGTTAAAATGACTGCTAATGAAGAAGATCGTAATGCTACGTTTGGTTATTTACCGCAGTATAATGAGTTAAGATTTCTTAACAATATGACAACTGGTGAGTTTCAAACAAGTCTTGCGTTTTGGACTATGACTCGTGTTCTCGAAGGTCCGGAGCCTCCGGAATTAAATCAGTCGTTTATTGAGGCTGACCCCACGTTTCGCATTTTTGCTGTTGAAAGTACTGGTGTTGATCATGTTTATGCGCAGATGTACTTTAATGTAATTGCGTATCGTAAGTTACCGCGCTTTGGTGTACCTGCTAAACTTGGTTGATAAATGAGGACGCATTATCATAAACGTTATGAAGTCAGTATGCGACACACCTTATTTTGTCAGTCATACCAACCCGGCTATGGGGCAAATACCGGTTCCTTGTGGCAAATGTCCCCCGTGCAAATACCGTCGTGTAAATGCTTGGGTGTTTCGTCTGTTACAGGAGGAAAAGGTTTCAGTTTCTGCTTACTTTGTTACTCTAACTTATGCTATCCATTCGGTACCCATTACGAAAAATGGATGGATGACCTTAGATACAGAAGATTTGAGACTGTATATAAAGCGTTTACGGAAAGTAGTAAAACAAAAGCATGGGTCCGGCATAAAAATAAAGTATTTCGCAGCCGGAGAGTACGGAACTGATAATAAACGTCCGCATTATCATTTGATATTGTTTAACGTTCCTGATGTTACTATGATTGCTAACTGTTGGTCTTTAAATGGTGTCTCTATTGGTCATGTTGATATTGGAAATGTTTCAAGCGATTCAATCGCTTATACTATGAAGTATATAGATAAAAGTACATGGCGTATGGCTCACTGCCGTGATGATCGTTATCCAGAGTTTCAGCGTTCTTCTCAGGGTTTGGGTATTTCGTATTTAACACCTGAGGTTATAAAGTGGCATCGTAGTGATGTTAATCATTTGTTTTGTTCTTTGTATGAAGGTCATAGAATTGCTATACCTCGTTATTATAAACGCAAGATATTTTCAGAGGACGAGATTAAATTACAGTTGCCGCATATACAGAAAGTTGTTTTGGAGAATGAGGTTGAGTTAAGGCGTAAGCACTATTTGTATTCTGATGTTGATTATGATCAACTTCAAGAACAGCGTAAAATAATGGTATATAAACAACATTACAAACATACTAATACTACTCGTAAATTATGAGGTATAATAATGTTAATAATTGGGTTCGTAATCACACGTTTAGAACTGTGTTGGAGGTCGATCCCGAATCAGGGGAGCCTATTAAATGGTCTGATCCTGTTCTTTATGTTCCTGGTGAAATCAATGAAGGTGGTTCCGATACTATTCCGGGTCAGGGAATTACACCGCGCGAGATTATAGCGCGTTATGTTAGTCGTAAGGCTTTGCCTTCTATGAATGGGGTGTTTACTGATAATCAAGTTTTACCCGCTAATTTTGAGCGGATGAATAAAGTTGAAAAACTTGAACTTGCCCATAAAATGCTTGGTATCATGGCTGATCGGTTTCAAAAGAATCGTGAACGCCGTTCTCGTGTTTCTCGTGAGTTGCGCGAAGCGCGTAAAGGCGCTTCTGCGCCTGACCCCTCCCCTACCCTACCTGAACCTGCTGGTCAGGTGTAATCTTCGCCTTAAAGGAAGGCCCCGCCAGGACATAAATCCCCCCTTCGGGGGGCAGGGGGGGATGCCTTAATAAAGCGCGGAACGCAGTGAAGTGCAGTCGGAGACATGGGCTGAAAGCCCATAACTTTGTTACACTTTGCTAAAGTGT